AGACGTAAAGAAAAGAAACTTTACGCAAATGGTAATGTATTAATTGATGATTATGGAAGAAATGTGAAAGAATGGAAATCTAATAAAGGTATCCCAGTTAAACATAAATCAGCGGCAACAACGATTTCTATGTTGAGAAAACTTGGATATGTATAAATAGTAACAGTTAACTAACAAAATATTAACTTATTAATAAGGAGAAATAAAATGGGACTATGGGGAAAATCTACTTCCGCAGATAGTAGACCAAAGTTTCTGAAAGGTGACGGCGCTGAAGGTGCAGGAGGCAAAAAAGAAGATGTCTTGGCAACAACTAGAGGCTGGGAGCTAAAAGCAGGAACAGCGGCAAGCGGAAACGACAACGCTAGTGCTGATAGTGAAGTCTTAGTCGCAATAGGCGGATTATCGTCTGCTCTTGGAGCGGCTAACTTGATGTCTGTTGATTGGACTGACGGCACATATGCACATGATGGTTCTGCTGACTTCGATATCGTATTTACATATGACGAAGCAGTTACAGTAACATCAGCAGCAGCAACAGCAAACAATACAATTTCAAACAAGATACACACATCTATGCACATATTAGGTCCAACTGATATGGCAAAAGACGCTGATATGAAAATGCAATATCAATCAGGTTCTGGTACAAACAGACTTGTATTTAGAGGTAGAATACCTGCTGACGGTGTAGCAGGCGGTTATATCGCAATTGCAGACGCAACAGCGGCAATGGCAACAGATGGTTCATCAGCAATGGTTGATGGTAACGGTACAACAGTTCCTTCAGCAGATGCTGACCACGCAGGTGGTTCAGCGGCAGCAGGTGCTGATGGTTCAAGTGCAATTTGGGGAACAGCGATTACTCGTACTGGTTCTTCAGACAACACACTTAGAACAGTTGCTGGTTCATCAAGTGGAACATCTTCACTTGTATTAACTGGTGTTGTTTTAGGTTAATAAATAAGATTATAGAGGGTACATTAAGTACCCTCATAATGATAGCAGTTAAGCATATGCGTACTGCTAGTAGCATTCCCCTAATACATACGGGGTTTATATAAGGAGAAAAAAATGGCTGACAAAAAAATAACAGCACTTACAGACCTGGGTTCAGGTAACATAGCAAGTGCTGACTTACTTCATGTAATTGATGATCCAAGTGGAACACCAATTAACAAAAAAATCTCAGTAGCGAGTTTATTCGCAAATATTCCAACTGCTGTAACTATCAATCCAGGTGCGTCTTCAAACGTTTTAATTAACTCAAGCGCAACGGACTCAGACTTCATAGTATCAAATGATGACGAAGAAGCATTTAGAGTAGATGGTGCAAATAGAGAAGTTGTAATTAACGAAGCTTCAGGACAAACAGACTTTAGAGCAGAGACTAACTCTTATGCTCAAGCATTTGTTGTTGACGCTTCTGCTGACAACGTACAAATCAACGCAACACCAGTTTTTGGTTTAACACAAGAATTATCAGGTGCAGGTGCGATTGATGTTGTTTCTGCTATAACAGAAATCGTAACTACAGGTACTAACGCATTAACATTTGCTGACGGTGTCGAGGGACAAATTAAGTTCCTAGTTATGAAAACTGATGGTGGTGTAGGTACTGTAACTCCAACAAACTTTGCAAGTGGTTCAACAATCGCTTTCAATGATGTGGGTGATACAGCATTCTTATTATTCACTAACGGTAACTGGCAACTAATTTCACAAGTTGGTTGTACTGTAGCGTAATAATATAATATAGAGGGCGCTACGGCGCCCTCATAAATGGAGAAAATATGAAAGAAGCAATTGAAGCGAAATTAAAAGTTTTAGAAGACAACCAAGCTAAAGTATCTCAACAGATACAAAATGGCGAACAGTTGTTAACAAAGGCGAAAGCAGATTTGAATGCCATCGTAGGTGCCATTCAAGTTTGTAAACAATTATTAGAAGAAGGAAAAGAAGATGGCGGAAAGAATTAGATACGGTGCAGGTGGTGTTCCTTACATAGAGAAGACTATTGAAACTGAGAAACAAGATTTAGAGGCGTCATACAAACAATCTAAAGCTAATAAAGAAGAACGAACTAAAAAAAAGAAAAAGAAAAAAGTAATTCAGGAAATTATGGGTGATGACCTGAAAGAACAAAAGGAGACGTTAGATGAAATCATTTAAAGATTTTCAAAATATAAGTGAAAAGACTTCAAACGCTAATAACGCACCTTCTGAAAGTGATATGAACCTAAATGATATTACTAGTGATGAAATAGTCAGTAGAATTAATAGGTTTGTAGGCGCCATTGCAAGTATGGAACACATCAATCCAATGGCAGGTCTAAACCATTTAAGAAGTAAGTTACATGGTCTTGGCGTAGAAATGGTTGGTGAGTTACCTGAAATGATTGAAAAATCAGGAACAGTAAGCATACCACTTTCTAAGTTTGGCGGAGTTTATGGTAAAACAGGCGAAGAACCTGCTAGTGAAGTTAAAGATGATGACGGTATTGAAAGACAGTTAAAAGTTAAATACGAGACATTAGAAAACGGAGCTACAAAAGTTTACGCTGAATTAGTATAAGCGTAGATAATGAGGTTTGATAGACTAACAAAGGACAATGTCCTACTGTTTGCTTTGAAACACTATGAGAATCCTCAAGCGACAAGCGAAAAGGAATTTTATGATGATATGAAGCGATTTAAATATCTGAAAAGACTATTTAAGAAATATAGTAAATCAGGTATACTTAAAGAACGATTGATTATGAACCATATTATAGTGTTAGCAAATGTGTTTGGTCCAGACGCAGTTAAGGTTTTATTATTGTTTAAGATTGACAAGATATATTGGGCACAGTTGAAAACATTTTTAGTATTTTTAAATTATATGCCTGAAACTGAACTGAAACAAATCTCGTTAGACGGCGGTTTACTAGAAGCATTAAGGAAAATATAAATGGCAAGTACAGCAATTGACGCTTTTATAACATTTCGTTTTTTAAAACTTCTTGTTACGCCTTTTAATAAGACTGAGGCATTTAAACTTGGTATTATTAATGAAAGAGGTAAAGTATTAAGAAAGTATAAGACACTTGAACGAACTGAAGAAAGACAGGCATATACTATTTTACATAGATTAGTTTTTAATGTAAAGAAACTAATTGAAAAAGTACCTGGTGGTAAAAGTAGATTAGCAAGTTATGCTGCCGCTTTGTTTCTTATTAAAGAACATGTCGCTGAGTACCACGATAGTGATGGTCAGGTGCTGGAAAAAGAATTTTATAAATACTTAAAAGACAATGATTTAATTGAAGAAGAAGACGGTCAGATAAGAGAAGAAATTGCTTTTGGTGACAAACTTCTAAAAGGTACTTACAAACTTGTACAGAATGTTGGTACAGATGAAGAAGATAAGATTATTGGAAGAAAAGGTGATAAAGTTACTGTATTTGCTGACCAAGTTGCAAAAGATAATGTAATGGGACAAGATGTCTTTGAAGTTATACATGATGAAACTAAACAAGTATTATTAGTAACAATAGAAGATATAGAAGAAGCATGAAAACATACGAGCAGTTTAAAAAAGATCCAGATGTAGTTGAAGCTATGGATATGGCAGCTCGTAGAAAAATTGCCATGAGAATGAGACGTATGTCTAAAAGAATGGTAATCGCTAGAAAACGTGCCATGAAAAGGGCAGCAACTCCACAAATACTTAAAAAGAGAGCAATCAAACAAGCAAAGAATATGCTAATTAAAAAATTTACTAAAGGTATGGATAAAAGTGATATGACGATTACTAAGAGAGCAGAAATAGAAAAAAGACTAAAGAAGATGGCAGGTAGAATTAAGACTATATCATTGAAACTTATACCTAAAATTAGACAAAAGGAAATCGCAAGACGTAAACAGATGGCGAGTAAATAATATGAAAACTTTTACAGACTTTAGTACAGAATTATTAAAATTAAAAACGCAACTAGAAGGCAAACAACAAGAAGATATTGCTAATGTTGCAGGTGACGGCGCTGTTAACATGAATCCAACAGGTCGTTCTAAAAAATTAATTAGACGTAAAAAAACTTTTAGTGTATCACCACAAGTATTTGATATGTTCAGACGAGGTAAGAAGAAGTTTGAAAAGTGGTCTAAGTATCTAAACTTAGAAGATGAAAGTCAAAGAGCAATCTATAATTGGGCAATCAAAAATCACACAGGTGTTATGATATTACAAAACGCTGTAACAGGTGAGATAAGAGCAGTAAGACATAATAGAATGGGTGGCGGACAATGGCATAAACTAAGTCGTGGTTTACAATCTGAAGATAAAGATATGCCTAAAAAAGTATTAGATGACGCTGAAGAAATAGTAAAAGATTTAAAAAAGAAAAAAGCAGACTTTGCTAAAAGATATGGTAAAGATGCTAAGAGTGTTATGTATGCAACTGCTATGAAAATGGCAAAAGCAAAACACAACGTAGAAACTAAAGAGTATGGTTCTATGATACAACAAATTAAGTCTAGTATCAATAAGATTGGTAAACAAGATGAAGATGTAAATACAAAAGCAGAGTTAAGTTTATATGAAACTCCTGCACAAGCAAACGAAAACAATATAGAGATACTAAAAAAGATTGTTGAAACAAATGAAAGACAAAAAATAGAATTTGAAAAACATGGAAGTATGAAAGTATTTCCAGAAGAAGCAACTGTATTATTAAAAGTATATAACGAATTAAGAGACGACCTAAAAGAGAAGTTTACTAAGATGTTAAACTTCAATCAAATGGGTCTTAAATCACTAAAGAATATGTGTTTTGAAATCGCTACGTACGGTGAACCACAAGGTTTGGCGAGACCTATAGCAAGTATAGGTAATATGAAATCACCACGAAGTAGACCTGCCTACGCTTTAAATGCTAATAAAAAGAAACTTATTAAAGGCACAGCAAAAGGTCCAGGTCTTAATACTTTTAAACCACAAATGAATTTAGTAGCAAAAAAGAAAAAGGACTAGTATGGAACTATTAATAGCTTTAGCAATGAAATTTTGGCAATGGACAATTCTAATTGCCTTGATTATAATAGGTTTTATTGTTAACCTATTTGATAAAAAAGATAATAGCAATAGAGTAAATTTTAAATATACAGAATTTCCTCATATGAAACCAATACCAATTAAAACAAAAGGTAAAGGTTTTTGGAAAGGTATCTTACTATGGTTGTTAGGTACTAGACAATGGGAAATAGTAAAAGATTTTAAATACACTTTGAGTGGTTCAGAATATGTAATACCAAAAGGGTTTACATTTGACGGTGCAAGTATACCAAAGTTTTTACATACATTTTTATCACCAGTTGGTGTATTATTAATGGGCGGACTTGTACACGATTATATGTATAAGTATGAAGCACAATTGATACACAACAAAAATTATCTTATACCAGAAAATAAAAGTGATATTGAAAGTGTTACACAAAAGAAAGCAGACCAAATCTTTAGAGATATTAATATAGAGATTAATGGTTTCTTTTTTATGAATTACTTAGCATACTGGTCATTAAGACTAGGTGGTTTTATGGCGTGGAATAAACACCGTAAAGTCAACGCTAAGATTAACTAAGACAAATAGAAAATAATGTTTAGTAGTTTGAAAATAGGATTAATATTGGTAATGCTTGCAGGTGCAGGTGGTGGATTTCTATATGTTAAAAAACTTCAAAAAGATAACGAGATACTAAAACTTAATCAAGCGAAGTTAGAGACAGCAGTAGAAGACCAAAAAGGTGTTATTGAACAACAAACAAAAGATTTTACTAAGATACGAGAAACATTAAATATATTAGAAGAAGAAAATAAAAAATTACAAAAAGACAAAAGTGATTTAAGTAAAAGACTAGGTAAGCATGATATTGGTAATCTTGCAGAAAACAAACCTGGTCTTGTTGAAAAAATAATAAATGGTGCTTCCAAGAAGGCGCTCAGATGTGTTGAGATTGCAAGTGGAAGTCCTTTGACAGAGGAAGAATTAAATGGTAAACCTAATAAAGAGTGTCCTTCTTTTTGGCCTGCTACTGGTACTAACTAATTGTACTGCTGCTGTAAAAGAGATATCAACTTATAAGATAGAAAAAAAAAAGGAACCGCTCTCATTACCTGCCCCCTCTCCTTTGAATTTAGAAAATGTAGATTGGGTTATCATAACTAAAGAAAACGCTGACGAAGTTTTTGAAGAAATAAAAAATGGTGGTGGTGACTATGCCTTATTTGCTCTTACAGATAATGGATATGAAAAACTTGCTTTGAACATGGCAGACATTAGAATTTTGTTAGCACAACAAAGACAAATAATTATTCAATATCAGGAGTATTACGAAGGTAATGGAGAATAACGGTAAAACTTTACAAGATTTAGTTAAAGATGTTGCTGCCATAAAGGCAGATAACAAAGCGTCT